GTTGAAAATGCAATCAAGTTAAATGAATTGGAAGCAGAGCGAGCAAAAATGCTTGGACAGACATTAACAATGTCTCAACAACAGCTAGAGATTTCTCAGAACTTGACAACAATGGCAGCTGCTGAGTTAAAATCTCTTATGCAAAAAGCTGACTCCTTGGTAGATCAAACCAATAGAGCAGTAGCTTTACAAGAAATTTATGATAAAATTGCAGACAGACAACTGGAAGGAGCAGAGTCTCAAAAAGAATATACACAAATAATGAACAATATTCTTAAAATCTCCGATGGTGAAAAGAAAACACAAGAGCAAATAACAAAAGAATTAAAGAAACAATATGATGCCCTTGAAGCCCTAAACGCAAAACAAAAAGATGTTAAAGAATTTTCAAGATTAGCAAATCAAGAAATTAGCGGAATGGCAAAGAAGTTTGGAATAACCGCTGATTTGTCTGCAACAACTACCGGAAACATGGCAAAACTTGCTGCTAATTTAAAAACTGGATTAAGTGCTGATAAGATAGGTATGGTAACAAAAGCATTCAAACAACTAGGTGTTTCAATTCTTGCTAACATTGTTGATGAGCTTGGAAAAATTGCAATCAAAGTTTTTGAAATTGGAATGGAATTTCAAAGAACAAACGGTCTTGCTCAAGAATTTCAATACATAATAAAAGACTCTTATGCAGATAATTTTGCAATGGGCACATCCTTAGATGATATAGGAAAAGCTGCACAATCAGTTCAAGATAATATTACAGCTTTTAATTTAACAAATAAAAAAACAAGATTGGAACTTCAAAATGGAATAACAGTGTTATCCAGATTTGGGGTCTCCATGGATCAAGCAGGCAAAATGGTTGAACATTTTGCCAGAACACAAGGAATGAATGTAAAACAATCACTACAAGCCTCTGCTTCAATTATTAAAGCAGGTGAGAGTGTTGGGATTTCTTCAAAGAAAATGGCTAAAGATTTTGAACAAGGATATAATTCCATCTCAGCATATGGAAAGCAAATGCAAGAGGTTCTCATTGGACTTTCAAAACAATCAAAATTAACAGGAATGGAGGTTTCAAAACTGGTTGGAATTGCTGATAAATTTGACACATTTGAAGGAGCAGCAACTCAAACACAAAAATTAAATGCAGCTCTCGGGACATCATTATCGGCAACAGATATGATGTTTATGAATCATGAAGAAAGAATTCAAGCAATAAGAGACGCAGTTGGAATGACAGGGGATGAATTTGAACAATTATCTTACTATCAAAAGAAAATGACAGCGGAAGCTATGGGTGTTCAATCCGTTGCCGAAGCACAGATGATGTTATCACAAAACGCTCAAGACACAACTTATCTTGATAATCTAAAAGAATCAGAAAAGTCGCTTGAAGAACTAAAGAAAGAAGCAATTAAGTTGGTCCCGCCTATGACAAGATTTGGTATGGCAATAACAAAAATAGCACTGGCTATGGGTTTTCTTTTAACACCTTTGATGTGGATAATAGATGGCATGCTATATCTAGATGATGTAACGGGTGGAGTTTTTATTTCATTGGGAACATTAGCGTTAGGAATTTACGGAATTATTGGTTATCTTGGTTCTTTGGTTGGAGGAATAGCGACTCTGTCTGAGTTGTGGTTAGCTTTCTCAATGGCTGCTGAAATAGGCATGGCTGGAATTGCATCTGTTGGTGCTATTTTTGCTTTACTTATGGTTGGTTGGAATATGTTTTCCGATGCTATGGCTAGTTCCATCAAGTGGTTTAATCAATTACAAATTATAATTGATATAATTGTTTATGTAGCACTGGCTGGGCTGGCTGTTGCTTTAACGTCTGTTACTTGGCCGATTGCCTTGCTTGTTGCCGGCATTGCTTTGGTAATAAGATATTGGGGCAAATTTGGTGAAGCATGGCAAAAAGTTGTGGGATTTTTTAAAGAAAAATTCAACCCCGTTGCTATAAACGCCTTTGGGCATATTGCCGAACAAATCTT